TGACGTATCTTACGTAGTTGTATGTTAAGGTAGTTAAGCACAGCTTCAATCTCTTGTAATTGATTAAAGCGATGTTCAGTAATGCCTGGCAAATTGGCTAGATTCTTTTCAATATTGCCATGGGTTCCTACTTCTCGTTTAGCCTGTGCTAGTTCATTTTCATAATAGCTTATGAAGTCCGGAATATTACCTAAATTAGCTACTACTTTGTTATACCACATTAATAATCTTCGTCTTCTTCGTCGTCGTAGTCTGGTTCCTCAACTGCTTCGCCTAGGTATTCTTCTACAGCACGTTTAAGATAGCTATCAGAACCACCCACAGCAATAAGATCGCGCTCTAAAATGTTATGATCAGCTACCACGCTGATCAAATGATCAGCGGCAGCTTGACGATCTTTCGGATTGATATACTCTTTACAAGTTAACCAAACTTCTCCTACTACATCGATTTCAATGCTCATTTTTCTCTTACTCCAACAGAAATAACTTCTGCCTGTGCTGGCAATACTAAAATTTCAACGTTATTGGGGATAATCATTACCTTGTTATTCGGTAACAAATATTTAACTTGACGACCAAGTTCTTCCGCTAACGGCATAGTATATGAACTATCTGTGCGGATGATTACGATTTCGTCCGGTTTAATGTTCATTAATGTTGTTTCTGGTAAGCCTAATGCGTTATCTTCTAAAAATTTATTCATTTTCACTCTCCTCATCAATTTGTGTTGATTCTGTACTTAGCAGTGCAGAATTGCCTGATACTTCTTTCATTACTCGATCCAAGCATCCGTCTTCATTCTTTTCCCATGCTTTGCGGAATTTCTTAATACTAGTACCGTCAGCAAATGAAAACACTAAACTATTACCTTCTTTTTTAAGTAGGTTTTTAGCTTCGATCATGTCTACCATACCACTGTAAGGACTCATACCAGTTTCATATGGAATCTCTACTTGCACCGACTCAAACGGTTTAGCATATCTGGTCTTCATAATCTTACAAGCAGCCCGGATACCGTTAACTGTTGTAGTCTTATTGCCATCAGCATCTGTTTTAAGTTTAAGTTTACGCATAGCTACAACAATACTTGAAGCGTAGATAAAGCCTTGACCACCTGAAATTTTATCATCTGGGTCAAACATATCTTGACTTGCGTAAGTATGATTAGTTGCTACTAAACCAATGTTAAGTGTGCCAAACATGTTTACACAGTTACGAACAAGTGCTGTTAGTGCTTTAGGTTTACGACCCATATCACCTTTCATTTCACCCGATTCAAACTGATTAACATCTGTTGGCGTCAACATCATACCTAAACTATCTAAGACAAACAAGACCTTAGGACGATCTTCTTCTTCTAATGTGCGATACTCTTTAACAAAGTCACTGATAACCTTGGCTACATCGTCAATCATAGCCATATTCAGTTTTAGCAATTTTTCCTCTGAAGTGTCTACTCCTAACGCATGTAACCAAGCCTCATCAAGCGCATTTTCTGTATCAATTAAGATTACATAAATGCCTTGCTCTTGTGCGTGACGCACAATGTTACCTGAACAGATAAAACTTTTACCTGCTCCTGATTCACCAGCAAACACTGTTACTTTGCCCATTGGAATACCTTTGTTAAAGTCTCCACTTAATAGGTAGTTTAGTGTGTAGTTGCCTGTTGAGATCCAATCTGTAGGATCGTTAAAGCCAATGCCCATTCCCGGGATAGCTTTTGTAATTGATTTTCTAAATTTACTAATGTCGTATGGTTTTGCCATGATTATTTGCCCTCTTCTATTAAACTATAAAATTCTTTAAACACTTGTTTACTGTCTAGTCCACGTCTGCGGTCTATTTTAGCAATTTCTTCTAAACAATAATCAATATTTTTTACCATTGGTGTTTTTATGTATTGTAACATATTTCTTAGACTATTTTCAAGTAGATATCCAGGTTTTTGGCTAATCCAGTTTTCTAATTCTTGTTCTACTGTGTATAGCATATGGCTCGGAAGATGTCTAATATTTAAATAATTGGGACTGGTAATTGGTCCAACTACAAAACTATTATTATGAAATCCTAATTTTTGTAAGTATCTAATACACTCAAATATTGACATATAATTCAATAGATGATGTAACATATTAAATGATATTTTATGATTTAACTCTTTAATAATATCGAGATTATCTAAGAAATCCTGCCAACAACTACCATAGCGAACATATTCAAATTCATGTTCGAGTTCATCAATACTGATTGTCCAATGTACGTTAGGGAATTCACATATTGCTTCAAATACCCTAGTATCTACTTTACTTAAGTTTGTATTAATACGTAGATTTACATTAAGATTAACCTGTTTAAGCAATGCCAATAATTCTAAATTTTCTTTCATTAGCAAGGGTTCGCCGCCTGCCATGTAAACGTGTTTTAATTGATGTGCGTTATTAAAGATATATTCTTTTAATTCAGCAACACGCTCATCACTAGGTTTGATACTAACTACATCAAGTTCAGCAGCCCATTTGCTAGAATATTCAGGCCCGCAATATATACACCCAAAATTACACACATTACTCCATCGGATGTCAATCTGATGTAGATCAAAATTATTGACATTGTCGTAGAGATCTTTGTTAACCTCTTTTAACTCTTTGAGATAAAACACCCGATCGCTGATAATATCAAAACTTTTTTTATCAAACTCTAAGCTGTAACACCCATAACATCCTATGCCGCCTTTTCGTGCTAGCATATTCTCTTTAGTTTGTGTATTAGATTCTAATATACTAGTCAGCGGAGAGTCTTTAAGATTGCCAATGGCTGTTTGACTGCGGATACAATTCATAACATCGCCGTTAGAATTATACATGAATCCAGTCCAAGGGATAGGACAAAAGCTCTTATTAGTTAAATATTCTTTTGAATTCATTAGTGAACCTATAAATCAATTGGCAAATTTATGTTTTTTCGATCTGAGAATTCTTTTAAAAATTCTCGCATTTGAGCATACATTGTTTTATTAAATTTAGAAACTTCAATGGCCCCTATGACCGAGTCGATACCAGATATCCAACTATGTTCTTGTAGTTTTTTAAATTTTTCAATTATGTTATTCTTTTTGCTATCTATTAATGTATTAAATGTTAAAATATTTGGATCGCGGCAATATTCAAATGTCCACTCGAGGTCTGAATACTTTTCTTTAATACTTAACATCAACAAACTAAATTGATCAATATCAAGTACAGTAATACTGTTCATTAATGATAAAATTTTTACAGTAACATTATTAGGTTTATTCTTTAATAAATGACTAATATTATCCAACATTTTGTTATAATTCATACCAAATCGAACAAATTCTGCTAACTTTCCTGTACAATCTAAACTAACTCCTATATGTATATTATCGTATCGTAATGCTAGGTTTAATAATCGATCTATAGGTTCGAATGTAGGGCATGATAAATTCGTAGTTAACATAAGATTCTTACTAGATACATTCTCTACCAATTTAAAGAAATCTTTATGTCTTAACGGTTCGCCACCAAGCACTGCTAATGTCTCAAGTTGGTTATATTGATTAACCCACTCAACAATACTATCAAAATCTTTATCATTTTTTTCATCTATATTATAGAAGTCTTTATCAGAAAATATTCTATATGGCTTATTCCTAACATCAGTTTCCCACTGACTACTAAATTTTGGATTACAGTATATACATTGGAAATTACATTCGTTGCCTAAACTAATTTCAATTTGTTTAGCTTTTGGATTTTTTTGATAATCAGATAGTTGACCCGTAAACTTCTCCAAATATCGGTGACGTTTACTAGTAATTCCTTGATTTTCTAAATTCCAGCAATAATTGCAACTAGGATCTTGATAACCGTTTAATAATTTATTTTTTTGATCATCTAATACTATAGAAATTTGTTCTTTATTAATAAATTTTACAGGGACACCTTTACAACATGCGTAGACAAATCCATTTGTTGGATTAACAAGCAATTCATCCCATTTAGCAGGACAAAAAGTTGTTAAATGTTTTGTTGAATCCATTGATATACCTCTTGAGCATACGTATCTACATTCTGGTACTGCGGTGGCTCTTGTCCTAATTGTGTAGCAACATTTCCTGGTCTAACCATAATTTGTCTAGGCCATACATTGCGCTCAGTTAATAACTCTTCTGCTAGTTCCAATGCTTTCTTTTGAATAATATATTCATCCCACTCTCGTTTAAGTGGAACTATTATATCAGTCATTTGAGTACTAATATTTACTATTGTTTTTTGCTGCCCTTCCCAACGTCGCCACATTTCAAATAATAATTCAGTCTGAGCAAAACCAACTTGAGCATTGTTAATAAACAAGTCACAACATTCGATTACGCCTGCTACTTTAGGTAGACTACGAATGTTATAACCGTTGCGTCGACTTAATGCTACAACTTCGTGCCCGTCAGCTTCAAACAGTTTAGCTAATGCTAGTCCAATTCCCGCTGTCCCGCCTGTAATAGCTACTTTCATTCTATTCCTCGTAATTGCTTTTGTTGTTGTATGTATGCTAGTGATTCTGGGGTATCTTTATTTTCTACTGCTAACTCAATCGGCTCTTTAAGATAAGCATAACTATTTTCTAGCTTATGTTCTTTTACAAATTCAAGTATATTAGGCAAATCATCAATATTTAACGCACTAACAGTAGTCCATGTGTTTAGTTTTACAGGCATACTCATATAACGTTGTAGGTTAGCATAAAATTTATCCCATTTAACCGGATACCGCACAAAATCATGTACTGGGCCTATACCATCTAAACTTACAGTAACAGTAACATGTACTCCTCGTTCGCATAACGGCCATAATTCTTCTAATACTGTACTACAGTTTGTATTAAGTCTTACGCTACGAATATTTAGAGGCAAGTTAGCCAAGATATGTTTATAGTTTTTACTATGGCTAGGTTCACCACCATTAATATCTAAGTGTACCACGCGATCCAATGGTAACGACCAAAAAGCATTAGAATTGTCAACTATGGTGTAGTTTTTACTTTTAAGGCCGCCAATTAAGGTACTGTGGTCTTCGTTACAAGTCAGACATGCGCTGTTGCATATATTATCTAACACGCCGCCCACTGATAGGTAATCTTTTTGTTTTTGTAATCTATGAAATTTAATTGCATTAGTACGAATACTTGTGCCGTTTTCTAGTTCAGTTTTCATACAACGTTCGCACTCTACAGGCCAAATACCTTGTTCCATGCTATCTTTAATTCCAGTTAACCATCCACTAGCATCCATTTCCTCTAGCGAATAAAACTGCGGATTTCTAGTCATATGACCACAACGGCTAATGGTACCGTTAGGATTGAGTCTAACAAAATGATCTAGTCTAGGGCAATACATTGTAATTTTTGAAAAGCTATTTTATCTTGTTGTTTAAGATAAGATAAAACTTCATTGAATGTTAACTCCTTACCTATTAGATTTATAAGCAAATTATCTAATCTTATAAACATTTCATAATCTACATTTAAATCAACTGATGAGTTATCTTTAAATACAGATAAATTTTTTCCTGTAATGTTTGATATTTCAGACATATCATAAAATCTTAATTTAGCATTAGTATATCTATTTAAATTAATTAACCAACTCAATTGTGGAGCATAATGCCTGTTTAAAAATTGATAAGAGTTAGCAAACCATCTAATAGTAGTTAAATCTAAATTAGGATTATCTCGTTTAGTATTATATACAAAGGTCTGTATACCGGATATTGTACGCTCAGTAGGATTTCTTAGCACCACATCAATTATATCCAACTTAGACAATTGTTGATTTAATAAAATCTTACATTTATTTTGTTTGGCATATTCATTGATGCTTGAACTACCATTTTTGTAGATAGGATAGAAATACCGTTGTGAAGCTAACTCAATAACTTCACAACGGGTTGGATAGATTATTTCATCTAACCTAGATAACATCTAATTACTCAGATGTCTTTTGGCGACTGCGAATCATAGCAAGAATGTCTTGAGCATTCTTACCACCGGCTGCTGGGGTAGCAATTGGTGCTGTTGGAGCACTAACTTCTACCTCATCTGCTTCGAATGGAGGATCTTCTGCTACCACTGCTGGTGCTGGTGTTGCTGGTTGTGCTACAGGTGTAGCAGTTTGAGCTACAGGAGCCGCTTGCGCAGTACCTGCCGGCGCACTAACACCACGTGGGCGATAGTAAGCACCCCAACGATCTGTATCATATGCTTGACCATCTACTGATGCTTCAAACATTTCTTTGATAACTTTCAATTCAACATCACTTGGTTTCTTAGGTAAGAAATCAGCTAGGTTATACAGACCATTCTTCTCAATAGCTTCTGCTTCATCCGCTGTTAGCGCACTTTCTTTACGTGACCATTTGCTAGTACTATAATCAGCATATCCACCTTTTGATGTTTTGCTAATAGTAAAGTCCAGACCACCTTGGTAATCAGTTGGTAAGTTTTCTAACTCTGGATCAAGCAAGGCTGCTTTAACTAGGTTAAAGATTTGTGGGCTGATGATAAATCTGCGAATCGGATTTGCTGGTGTTTGGTCATCTGCGATTGGGTTTTCATGTACAAACCCTTGGAACAAGTATGATTTCTTTTTCCAATATTTACGACCCATTTCTTCTAAGCTAGGGTCTTTGAACCATGTGCGCACTTCTGCTAACACAGGACATTGTTCGCCATACATTTCCACGCAAGGTACTTGTACTGTTACTGGTTTTGAATCTGGTTGACCTTTTACACCCGCAAAGGTTAAATTGATCATTAAACGTTCAGCCCAAAAGAATGTATTCTTTGGATCTGCGTCTGGTAAAAAACGTACTCTTGCTGAAGTGCCTTCTGGAATGTTCCAGTGAGCGTAGATAGCGTTATCGCCTTGTGATTGTCCACCACTTTGACCGCGGTTTTCTTGTGCTTGAAGTTTTGCTCTGATTTCTGCTAATGATGTTGCCATAATGTTTTCCTTTATATTTAAGTTGGTCTTTAATATGCCTAACGCACTAATATATAGTACGCTATAATTATTTATCCTACAAGAGATATTTTTAAATATTTTTAGCCAAAATAAAACCCGCCGAAGCGGGTTCTACCCTTCCCATCTCGAGGAATTTTATTTTAAACCTGATAACTTTTTAATTTCTGTTAACATGCTATCTTTTGATTGTATGCTTTCGTTTGTTGATTTTGATTTCATTTTATTATAGTGTAATAAGTCTTCTTCTGAGCCACCTTTAGTCATTGCTTTTGCTTGGCTAGGCATGATTTTAAGTTTGTCTAATGTACTTAATGGTTTTGCGCCCATGCGTTTCATTTTTACATCTTTGTTTACGTAGTCATCGCCAACTGCTTCGTCCATGCTGTAGTCATCGTTATATTGGTCTTCTGCCAGTGCTGCCTTCATTTCTTCTTTAGTTTTATTGTATTTTGCCTTGAATTCTTCATCTGACAGTTCTTTAAGATCAATGTCAACTTCTTTTACTTTACCTTCACTCATTGCTTCTTCATATGCTTCATTAAATTCTTCGTAACATTCATCAACACCAATACCAGCATCACGTTCCATTTGTGCTACCCAGCCACTAACGTCACTTGAACCAATTTCGCTAACTGGAGCCGCAAATTCAGCAATATCTCTAGCTGCTTCTGATACACCATCCGGACCTAGTTTCATTAATAATTCAAAATGTTTACCATTTATGATTCTGCGGATAATAGCATTTTGAATGGCTTCTACGCTGTCGTCTTCGCTTTCATTTGTTGCCTGTGGATTTACCATGCCATCCATGCCATCATCACCTGAACCGTATGTGCTGTTGAATTCACCAGGCTCTGCTCCTTCATCAGCATAGTCACTAGCGATATCTTCATCGTATTGATCAGCTGTATCTTCGTCACCAATTTCATTCATAAGCTCTTGGTATACTGCTGGAACATTTTCTTGTAACCATGCTACAATAATATCACGAGCATCTACTTCTGGGTTTTCTCTAGCCGCTTGTGCTAACTGTGCTTCTAATTCGTTGTTGTTAATAATATCGCTAACTGCGTTAATAGAATTAACAGCATCAACACCCAACGGAATTGGCTCAGCAAAAAGGTCAACTAGGTCATCGATGTTAATAGGTTCAATACCCCATTGTTTAACACCTTCTTCATCTTCATCCCAACTTTCAGCTACTTGGTTGGCCCAGTTTTCAAAACTTTCAGCAAATTTATTATTTTTCTTCATATTATAAGCCTTATGCACCAATGGTAGTGCTTCATCTACATTATTATTGTATACTTTGCGAACGAAACGCTCGCGTACAGAACTTTCATCAAATTCTTCTTCTGGAATATAACTTGTACTAGTTGCTACAAATTGTTCTTTACATGCTTGATAGCCTTTGCGACCAGACATGCGTTTTAATGAATTGTTTAATAATCCATGATACTCAAATGCTGCTTCAACCATAGATTGTGTTTCAGCATCTTCAAATGTTCTATGGCGCATTGAATTTTTAAACGGACGTAGTTTAGCTAATTCGCTAGCTATCTCAGTAATATGTTGGCCAAATTCGTCTTCCATACTGCCGCCTTCGCTACAGTGACGTGCCATGGCACGAGCATATTTTAAACTGTTAATAGGTAATTTACGGCGTTCGCCATCATGTGTTTCTAAGAAAATACTTTTGATATGACGGCTACGAGCACCACGACTTTCTGTATTGATATGATCTACATGACGTACTACAATACGCACTGGACCGCGATTTTCGTAACTGCTACGACTAGTTCCGTACAGTTTGCTTTCGCCAATGACTTCGTCTTTGGTATATGTACTATCTGCTTTTGATTGCTGTGCGATATCGCGATGTTTTAGTGTTGAACGAGTAATGTCACGGGGTTCAAAACTCATTAGATTTCTACGGGCAAATTCACGTAGTTCTTTTAAGAATGCGTACCAGTGTTGCTTTTCTTCTTCAGTTAATCCATCACTGATATTTTTACTATAGTAAATTTTTAAACTGTTTTCATCAATAATACTTAAAGTAACATTACCGTGATTATGTCCATTGATTGTATAATCAAAGTTAAAGAATCGTGCTTTTTCTGGATCCGAAATAGCTTTAGCGTTTTCGTCACCTAGACTAACGTCTTCGAAACGATCGCGAACTTTTTCAAATAGGCCTTCGGCAATTTTATCAATTTCTCTCATAACATTATTTATCTACATTATGAAGAATGGCATGGGCTCAATGACATCCTCTAAACTGTCTTTCATTGAATAGTCAATCTGGCTGTCAAAGCTCTGTAGTAACATAGCCATACGTATTACCAATATTAACGCCATAACCAAGTCATCTGTTTCACCCGGCTTAGCCGCATAACTAGGTCCATGTGCCACAAACGTTTTAAGTTCTGATA